TCACTAGACACAAATAGATCAGAATTTAACTATATTAAACGTGGCTCAAACATGGTTGATAGTTCGATTGGATTAGGGCGTGATCCACGCGAGTATTATAATTTAAATTCAGGTAATGATCAGGAGAAAGGCCTAGATAAAATTAATTTAAACTACAATTTTTATGATAAGGATATCTTTATTGAAAATGGAGTAGATACAGTTTTTATAGCTCCGTCGTCTATCTACCCCTACGACAAGCTTAATATTAACGATACGCAATTTGTTTATAACGGTGCATTTGCCGGACCAACACCCGTGTTGTCCGATAAAATTTCTATAAAAAGACAAAACACAACCCAATATGATAATGGTAGATATCTCTGCACTTGGTTATCTGGTGGTGTTTTAGGTGGTACCGGTGTGTGGGTAGATCGGTATTACTATCCAAATAAAATTTCTAAAACCGCAGCATTGTCTGCTACATCTACTTATGCACCATCTTTTTACGATAGTGTTGATACATTAACTTTAGATGCTTCTGACGCTGTACTCAATCGGGAAAAATTCTTTGATAAATTAAGTGATGCGGCCATTGAACCTAATATTGCAATTAAGTATCACCGTATTGGTAATGCTGATATAACAAAGATTGTTGAGAGCTCATCTCCGTTAATTTCTTCTTTTGATAGCTTTACTACTTCTAAGGTAGTTCGAGGGGAAACGGAGAACTTCTGTGTAGATGTTAATGCTAGAGAACTTACCTTTAATGGTGATAGATATAGCGTGTTTAATGTCTCAGAGAAGATTGATGAGACTAAAAACTTTAGCTTAAATTTTGATATGTATTTAGATCCTGCTAATAAGTATGGATTTCAATTATTAGGTAACAATACTAATAGAGGATTTGGTATTTTCCAAGATCAGACTGTTACACCATTTATTCACGTAGTAAGTGATCAGACGCTATATATCTACAACACTAATTTCGAATTAAGAAATAAAGTTGAGTTTAAAACTAAAATCAAACAGGTATTTAAAAGAAGTGCTTTAGATGATTATATTGTCACCACTTCTGGAAACTTATTTTATAAAGTTAACACACAAGGTAATAAAATTAAGTTAGATTGTGGTAGTGATATTTTATCATATATCGGCTACTACCAAATGCATGATCATATTGACTTTATCTCTAGTGATCAAGTAGTTCGTAGAATCAATACAAATACATTCTCTGTATCAACTTTATCATCTGCTGAATTTGATGTATATGAAAATCAGTTTTGTTTATATGATAATGTTTTAGAGTATAACGATGATGCCTATAAACTACCTGGCGCTAACAACAACTGGGAAAACGATTCCACAGTATTCTATCAAGTTAGTGATTTTATTGTAAAACATAATTTAGATGGTGCACCAGAAGCTTTCCTCAAGTCTAATATTAAAGACTTTTTAGTTGCTCAAAATAAAGTTTATATTTTAAAACCTACAGAATATTTTGTATTCAATACAAGTGGTGTTTTTGAGTTATCTGGATCAATTGGTAGTCTTGATAGCCCTGGCTCAGATACAGAGCCCGACACAGAGCTGTCGACAGGACTTTCAGGTGGTGAGTTTATATCGATAGATTGGGTAAATGAATATATAAATGGTGTAAATTATCAGTATCCTATTTTACTAGCAAAAGATAATGAAGATAGCTTGTATATGTACAAGAATTTAAATAACACAGCTATTGCACTATCTGGAGCCTCATTCGGTCACAATACACCTAACTCTAAGCTAACAAATTATAACGTACTTAATCACTTGTACGATTCTTCTTCAATAGACTTTAAATTAACGTTGAGGAACTATTTAGATAATGAAGATATCCTTACTAAAACTATTTCTTTTGATCCTAACAACTTTGAGCCAGGGTTCTATAATTTTACTTATAGATTAGATACAGTACAAGGTAATTCAACGTTATATATTAATGCAGAATTATACGATAATCAAAATTTTGCTCCAGGGAAGTATATGATACAGGATATATTTAGCGATGAATTTTTTATTGGATCTACAGGCTTCCAAAGTAATATGGATCTTTCAACTTATCTTAAACAACCAGGCTACTATTATACTAAAGATCTTACTATAAGAAATCCGTATGTTTATAATGAAGCTATAAGTACTGAATTGGTATATTCTTTATATCTATTAGAGAAGCGCATTGATAATTTAGTGTTATCCATGCCAGCTGGTCAACGGACTTCAAAAACTGAAATACAGCAGTTCTTTAAGTTTAATAGAAATAATTCTTCAAATACTATTGATATTGTTGTGAAGAATCTCAATATTACTAACCAAACTATACGAGATCAAATAAAAACGTCCATTTTAGCCGAAGCTGAAAATTTTGTACCTACTGGTGTAACAATTAACGATATTGTATTTAGAGACTATTAGAATGAGTGATTATTTAACATATAAAAAAGTTTATACCTCCGGAGAAATGTTTACTCTAACCGGGTCAGATTTTCACGGGTTTGTAGAAACTGGAAACCTAGGAAGCGCTAAAGAAGTATCAACTGGTAAGAGTCTCACCTCTAAAAATACTTATGAAACAGATTTATTCTTCTCTATAAATTTTAAAGATCGTGTTATTGGCGATTTTAACATTACACTACCTAATCAGCTTGATGATTGTCTATTTGCTCTTAATGATAATTTTACTTATGAACTTTTTAGATATAAACTACAAAATTTGAGAGAAAATAATACTTTCGTTTACTCTAATTTGTTTATTAGTTCTAATAAACTACCGTATACCGATTCCTTAAGATATGCATCTCTTTCCTCTAATACTTTAACAGCGTTTGAAATTAGAACATCAGATGCAACCACTCCGCAATTTGTTGACAATATTAAATTTGAAAATAGTCACCATTTGAGTGCGTTTGGATATATTGTAGGCGCTACTGCTCAACCTAATTTAGATCATGATGACAGATTTTCACTATTTGTTTGTACATCATCAGATCTTATATGTCTTACTGGTTCAAATACAGATTTAACTATTATAGAAGATACAACTGGCTACGAAACAACAGAAGAAAATAATTTAACGTTTAAAGAGCTAGGTGGAATTGCATCAACTGATAAATATTTATATCTTTCTGATACTGGTAATAATACCGTACTTCGTTATGATATAGCTGGTTATGTTAACAACGATAGTTCTCTTAGAAACAAGCGTAATTATATTGAACTTGTAGGAGGATTTGGAGATTCAAGACGACAGACTAAATTTGTAAGACCAACCAAACTAGCAGTAAGACCTGATACAGTAGCTGTATTTGATTCCGGTAACAAGGTAGTTAAGCTTTTTGACGAGAAGTTTAACTATATTACTCGTATTACATCTATTAACTTTAATATAGAGACATTTGGCGCCATGGGCTTCGATCCAGATTTCGGATCGTTATATATATTAACTCATAAGGATGTAACTACTAACAATATTAATAATAGAATACCATATCTATATCGTTATAGTGGTGATAACTTTAGATTTAAAGAAGAAATTATTTTAGAAGATAAGCTAGCCCTTGACGAATATATAGTAGATATTTCATTTTCTGGTACTGATAGTAACTATTGGTATTTTGCTACAAATAAAACCGTATATAAAAAGTTTAAAACCAGACCTAATAAAGTCATTGGCAAGTATAGTGCCGAGCGTTTGTATCTTTTAAACTTTTCTAATGATACAATTGAAGTTGCGAGTGAGCCTATAACTATTAACAATCGTTGGAACTTTAATGATATTAATTTTTCGCAAGCCCAGTTTATTTGGAATTTAGGTACTCAGTTTGGTGAAGCTGCAGCTGTTGAGCAGGTTACGGGGTTATTAGACTCTACAATTAATAGTTTCTCTATTTTCCAATCTACAAGTAGTTATGATAAGACCTATATGTTAACGGATGGTCGTCTCTACTTCTTCGATGAGCCAATAACCGCATCATATCAAAGAGTGTTGAAAGATGTTAATTATTCTAATTACGGTAGTGAGGGATTTTCATTAAACCCTGATAGTTTTATTCAACAGTCAACAATTAATCTTGAAATTCATAAATTAATCGATGATATCTTAACTCTTAAAAATAATATTGTTGGTAAATTTTCCGGAACCTATAATAATGACATTTTAGAGCTTGATGACTACAACTATAACGTGGAGTTTGATAAATTTATAACTCAGGAAATTGAAAACTTCTATATCCACGGTAATGAAGAAAATTTAAATGGGGTTTTAAATAGATGTTTTAAGTTAATTTACGAGCTACAGTCTAAATTAGTTAATTTTGTCCAACCTGATGTTGATTCTTCAGTACAGCGTTCGTATACTGTAGGAGGTATTATAGAAATTTAATTGCTTAATACTGCCACTCCCATAAATATATATATGGCAAGTGAATCACTAACTAACACCAATATCTCAGAGACATATGTCGGTGTGCTTCACGCTAAAGGTGAAGCTATCCCAGCCACGGGACTGCAAGATGTATATGATGGCTTTGGTAATAAGAGTGCGTTAAAGATTGGCCGAGCAGGACAAGGAATCGATATTGATGGTAGTTTAGGTGCTAGTTTTATTAATACTCTTTATCCTGTTGGAGCTGTAATATTTTCTGCTGATAATATAAATCCTGGAGTTAGATTCTCTGGAACAACATGGACACAAGAAGCAGAAGGAAGATTTATTGCAGGGGTAGGTACAGGTAACGATGGTACAAATACTCAAGCAGTACCAGCTGGTAATGATTCTACAGGTAAATATAAACACTCTCTTACTGAAGCTGAGTTACCGAGTCATAGCCACAACACTTTTAAAGATATATCATCAAGTACCAATAATACAGCAAATTTTGCTGCTAGAAAAGATGCTTCTGGAGGTTCGCAAAATTATGCAATTCAAAGTACAACAGAGACTCCTGACGTCTTTCCTACATCAAATACAGGTAGTGGTACGGCGCATAATAACACCCCACCGTCCTTTGGTTTGTATGTATGGAAGAGAACAGCTTAACAATTTAAAACAATGCCAGATATTGAAATAGTAAAATTAAAATTAAGAAGAGGTACTGATACCCAACGGCAGGCTATTACTCTTGAACAAGGTGAGCTTGGTTATACAACTGATGCAAAGCGAGTCTGGGTAGGGGATGGATTTACAATTGGTGGTGTTAATGTGGGTAATGTTGCACATGCACCAGTAACCGTAGGTAGTAGAACAGATCTCGAGTATGTAATTAATGGAGATTTAGTATATGATAATAATTTTCTATACCAACTCTCTGGTACATATGCAGATAATTTATCATCATGGGCCTTTATTGGTTCACAAACGGATACATCAACTATTGAATATAACGCTAGCAATCAGCTACATATAGTTGATAATGGTATTGGTATTGCACAACTAAGTAGTAACGTTGTTCGTGAAAATGGTGGTTTATTGTATACTTCTTCCGGGCTTTCAGCAAATGTTGATGGTTCTACTGTTACTGTTAACTCTACTACTGGTCAGCTAAGCGTTATTGGTGGTACTATTAGTACTAGTAATGTAGGTAATGGATTAAGTGGTGGTGGTGGAGATCCTCTAGGTGTGTATACTACTGATTCATTTACTTATACAGGCACTAAATTGGAGTTTAATAATGCTCCTGCAAATACTGTTGATGCTGGAGCTATTCAGAATTCTGCCCTTGGTAATGGTCTAGAAAAGAGTGGATCTACTATACAACTTGAAACTATCGGAGGCGCTATTATTAGGCCGTTTAACTCATCTGTTTCTGATAGTAGTGGTAGGATTACCTCGTCAACTAATGCTCTTGAGCAAAATCTCTCAGGTGCAGATACTTCAGGGACTAGTCAACTCTTCTTCGGTTCATTAAATGAATCGAATCCTGGTGCTAGTGGTGAAACAGTTGTAAATGTTCTCTCTGCTAATAGCGATCGATCATCAGCAGTTACTATATCCTTATCATCTGCTGGCTTTGTTCAGATTGCTTCAGGTACTCTTGGTGACTTTGCAATTCCAGTATTTAAAATACCAACTTAATTTAATAAAATGGCTAAAAAAATCGAAATTCTCGAAAACACACTTCTCAAATTACTCGTTCGTCGTGGTGACAATTTAGATCGCGTTAATGTTACCTTGTCGGAAGGTGAGTTAGGATACACAACTGACGGTAAACGTCTTTTTGTTGGGGATGGTCAAACTGCAGGTGGTATAGTAGTGGGTAATAAATGGAAAGGATCAGTTACTGATGTTTCCACAATTACAGACGCTATTACAGGAGATTATGCATTTGAATCTACGAGTAATATATTTTACGTACTCACTGAAGAGTCTACTTGGTTATCAGCTGGTCGTATTTTAGAGGCTGGTGATACTACTATCGATATTAATGATAGTAATGGTACTATATCAGTAGGAACAATTTCCGGAGCTAACATCTCTGTTAATGCTTTAGGTAATTCAATTGATCTTAGTAGTAACAAAATTTCGTTAAGTAGCACACAAATTAAAACAGATAGAGTTTCATCTCATACAGCTTCTCACCTTAAATTACCTCAAAATATTAACATTAACAGTGTTGATTATCAATTTCCAACCGGTGGTCTTGGTGGTGATAATGTATTCTTACGTTCAGATGCTACTGGTAATCTTAGATGGACTACCCCTGAAGCAAATGCCACAGTCTATTTTAACTCTTCATCGGTTATTCCTATTGGTACAATTATCCCTGTCGCATCCGGGTCGAGTATACCGAGTGGATATCTACTTTGTAATGGTCAATCGATAGCAGGTGCAACTTACCGTGATTTATCTGCTGTTATCGGCTCGCAATATGGTGGAAATGATACGACCTTTAATTTACCTAATTACAAAGACTCAGTTTTATATGGAGTAAATTCAAATCCTGTTGCAAGTACTGAATACCATTTAGACACCGGTACAAGCGGGTTAAGTGCTAAGGCTGTAACATTCTTTATTAAAGCTTTACCGGATACTGTTGCTACGCCAGCATTTACTCTTAGTGGTGACTTAAAAGCATCAACAAATGGTACAGCAGTAGCAGAAGGTGTATCTTTTGATCCGTTTGCAACTAATGTTGTTATTTCTACACCAGTTCCAGGGTTAACTGCATATACTGAAGCAGGTACAGGTACATATAACACACGAGCAACATATACTAAATTCTGGGTAACTGGGTCTGGTTCTAAAGGTGGTGCTTCATCGGGTGGTGCGGCTGCAACTATCACAGGAGTACTTTCAGCTCCTATTGGTACACCAATAACCTATATTGTAGGGGCAGGACAAACCACAAAGAATTCTCCTGGTAACTTATCAAAAATTACAATTGGTGGAGTTGATGTGGCTATTAGTAATGGTGCACTATGGCAGGCATCTTATATTGGTGCTCCAAACAACGGTGGAACAGTACTAACTACTAATGATAATGTCCTATGCGGTCATATTCTATCAGGTGGTAGTGGTGGTGTAGATTCAAACGATAATGAAGAGGGTGTTGCTGGTACAGCATCTTTCTGGGGAGCAGGTAGTGTTCCTGGAGCTGGTCCTTTTGCAGATCGTAACAATTCAGCAGATTCTGCTGACGGTCTTGTTAAATTTGAGTGGGGCATGTAAATTGTATTTTATCTGACTTGAATATTAGATTATCAGATTAAATATCTGTATGGATTATCCAACAGATCTACCTCTATCTGCTGTAGCAGTGCAGGTATTTGAGGAAGGTATGTCTCCTCAGTATGATATTACATGGTCATTTACTTATGAGTTAAGTGCACATACTGTTGGAGATCAATTTGGATATTGCATGTTTTTGCAAGATGCAAGCTTTCCTTTAAGTGGTGGTGGTGTTGGACCTGATCTTGGATTTACTGGTAACACTTTACTATCTGCTTCACTTTCTTCACAACCTCTCAATAAACCGATTCTAGGTATCGGATTTGATAGTCTTGGTGCCTTTGCATCAGAACTTACGTATCCTGATGGACCTACTCGTGCAGGAGTATCATATGAACCTAATAGTATTACTTTAAGAGATAAAGATTTTAATATAATTACAACACAAGCAATTAGTGCCTTTGATTTGGTTAGTTCTGGAAAGAAAACAATAAGAGCACGTCTTGGAAACTATGGTCGTAGAATTGCTGTAGATTATAAGAATGAAACTGATACATTCTATACTCAAATACTTACACAAGAGTTAACTGGTATTGATGTATATCCAGGTTCCCGATATAGACCTGGTGTTTCGTTTGTTAAGCCACTTTCTAACCTTAATACAAACGGTATTATTGTAACAACTGGCTTTCACGTTGAAGGTAATAGTGCTGAAACAGATGAAAGTGAGTTTACCTTCACACCGTTAACAGCCTTTGCAGTTAATAATACGACGACCGGGCCAGTACCTCAAGAACAACCAATTTCTGAAGATAGACCTACATTACCGTTTTTAGGTATGGAGCCAAATATAGGGTGTCCGGACAATACATGTGATTTAACAACTCTTGGCTCAACTTATCCAGGTACTTTTGTAAATTCTATTTTATATGGAATGTCTGCTTATATTGGAGATATTGATTTAAAGTGGAGTACACCAGTAAGCCCATATCGCTTTGTCTATACTTATGATGATATTATCCGCTTAGATACAGGATTTGTTGGTAACGAAACCTGGAATTATGGTGGTGCACTAAGAGGTAGCTTTACTACTGGTCTTGAAAATTCTCTAAAATATGCAAGTTATCCTCCTATCAACCTCGCCCCAGATGGATATCCTTATGTTAATAGTTCTTTAACTACAGCAACAAGTTCTATTTATAAAGATACAGATACATCTCGTCTTAAGGTTACTGTATATGCTCCTACTTCAGCAGCTGATTGGGAGGTATTTGTCGGGTGCCCGTTTTATACACTATCTTGCGGAATAACTGATGAGTACTTATGTGATGTTTCGCGTAGATTTGAACAACTACGACGAGTTGT